CACAACAGGCGCAAATGCGGCGCGCGCTGTTACAGATACATCTGCTTATGCAACTGGTTATGACGGAATTCTTCCAACAGTTCTAGGGCCTAACACTGGCTTCAACAACGCAATCAACAGTGCTTTTTCAACTGCCAACCCAGGCGTAGAATTCCAAACTGTTTTTGCTAACTTGTACCAGAATGTAAAGGCTGATCCAGACATTGTTCTAATGAACGGAAATGATCGTAAGCAACTATCTGATGCGATCAAGTCAGGTTCAACTGCTAATTACCGTTTGATGATTGAAAGCCCAGGAACAACAGGAACTACATACGGTTCTATTGTTACAGGACTTCAGAACGAAGTTACAGGTAAGGCCGTGGACATTATGGTTCACCCGTGGCTAAACCCAGGTGTTGCACCAGTTCTTTCATGGACTCTGCCAATTCCTGACACACAGGTATCAGATGTTTGGGCGAACTTCTTAGTACAGGACTACATGGGTATCCAGTGGCCAGTAACTCAGTTCACTTACGACTTCTCAACATACTTCCGCGGAACTTTCTTCTGCACCGCTCCTGCATGGAATGGCGCAGTTTCAGGTATCGTTTCAGCGTAAGTTACAACTTAATAAGAAGGGAGGGGTGCGGTGTAAAAGCCGCACCCTTTCCCAATTAACTAGGAGGCAAAGTGGCAAGATGGGTAGCACCTGATAAGGGTGTAAAAGAAACTGTTATTGGTGGTCAAAGTTATTACACAGATCGCCAGGGTATTTACACTGTAGAAAATAAGGCACACGCAAAAGCAATGAAGGCTGAAGGTTTTTTTGAAGCATCACTTAATCCAATTTCTAGTGATGACCGCATGCGCGGATTTACTTGCGTAGAATGTGGCTTTGAGGGCTGGTTTCGCAAATGTGGGCGTTGCGGATACGAGTCACAAGAAACACCGCGAGATGGAGAATAAATAATGACCGTTGGTATTACGCCCGATACAAGTAATGAAAATCCTTATGTCACGGTAGCCGAATACAGAAACGCTCCAACAGCGCTCAACATTGACATGCTTGTTGTGGGCGGAAATGCCGCGGCTCAAGATGCAGAATTAGCCCAGGTTATTTTGCGGGCTTCTTCATACATGAATGAATACTTTAACCAAAATCTTGTGGCAGATGAATACACAGAAACACAGCGCATTAGATTTTCAAATTCAGGTGGTTATTTTGCCTTGCACCCATACAACGCGCCTATTGTGTCGTTGTCATCATTTTATTATGGATCAAATCCAAACCAGTTATACGCATTAGGCGATTGCTCAACAGCCTGGTTTGAAGGCCAACAAATTATTATTCCTGGCAATCAAATTGGTTGGTATTCAACATCTCAAGGGCCATTGCAATTTGGTGGATCTATGGGGCAAACCAATTGGACATTTACTAAATACACCTATGTTGCAGGTTATGTAAACACAGTTCTTCTTGCTAATACAGCCGCGGGTGCTAGTAGTTTTATTGTTGATAGCCCATTAGGAATTATTGCGGGGCAACATTATCGTATTTATGATGGCGCTAGAAGTGAGCGCGTAACAGTAAATGATAACTATGTTTATGGAAGTACAACAGTTACATTACAAAGTCCAATGGTTTTTGCTCATGGTGCTGGTGCGGCTTTTGGCAATCTTCCCAATGCTCTCAAGCAGGCTTGCATTTTAATTACAAGTGCTTTTATCAAAATGCGTGGCGATAGTTCAACCACTATGGCTTACACAACTAGCCCATCAGGAAATGTTCCAGGCTCTACACGCTATGGTGGTGACATTCAGGTAGCGCTAGACATGGTAAACAAGTTCCGCAGGATCAGATAATGACCGCAGTACCTACGCTCACAGGGCGCAACGCAGTACGCCAAACGCTATCTTTATTTTTAGCCAATCCGCGTATCCTCAATGTCAATCAAGTTTTTACATCTTTTCCAAAGATTATTAACTACCAGGTAAACGCTGAACCAGGGCAAGCCACAAGAGCGGCAATTGTTGTTTACATTGCTGATGAGTATGAAACACGCTTAGCAATTGGTGGAGCAACTAATGGTTGGAAGCGCGTTGATTACACCGTAATTGTTCAGATTTTCTGCATTTCTTTTCATAGAGAGGCAGAAGATGTTATGACTGACTTTGACACAATCGTTGATAACATCAAAGAGCGCTTGAGGTCAGATCATAACTTTGGCGATCCAACAGGTAATTTAGTTTGGCAAGGTGCAGAGCCAGTTATTCAGGCCCGTTATGGAGAACCTTCTACTGAAAAAGAAGGCGTTACAGAAATCTTTGCTGAGATACAATTTCCCGTAACACAGATGATCCAGGCATAAGGAGCATGATGAAGTACAAATACAACGGAACTGATGAACGCGTGTTCCCTAGCATTGGGAAAACTGTGAAACCTGGTGATGAGTTTGACGCACCTGAAGGGTTTGTTGCAGTAGATGTAATTTCTGCAAGCGCAAAGCCATCAGTTACAGAACCAACAAAACCAACAGAACCAACAACAACTATGTCTGCCGCGTCAGACAAGAAACTAGGAGCGTGAAATAATGTCTGTTCAACAGTCCGTACGCTCGTACTTAGGTATTGCTAAAGAAGCAACCCGCGGTACGGCAGTAGCACCAACCGACTTCATTCCAGTAATGAAGGACGCATTAAAACCAGTGGACATTGTAGATCCACTGTATGACACAGGCTTGCGTGGCTCAAATGTATTGAATTACAATTACATTCCAGGCCGCACACGCTCAACCGTAGATTTTGGTGGAGCAGTATTTGCCGATACAGTGGGATACGCAATTGCAGGTGTTTTAGGATCAGTAGCAACTACTGGTGTTTCAGCACCATACACTCACACAATCTCACTATTTAACAGCCTTGCATCAGGCGGAGATGTTCAGCCAATTTCTTACACATTGACTGACTTTTATGCTGTAGATGTTCGCTCATACCCTGGTTGCCAGTTCTCTGACTTCTCATTGAAGTTCAACGCAGATGGCATGCTTGAGTATGATGCAAAATCAACAGGTTTCCAGTCTGAAACTGTTGCAGATCCAACACCATCATTCTCAACAGTTCTACCTACACCAGTGTGGCGCGGTACTGTTTCAATCGGTGGATCTGCGGTATCAACTGCTATGACTGGCAACATTGACATGAAGCGCCCTGCAACACCTATCTATGGCATCTCAAATACACAAGATCCATACCAGGTATTTCTAGGGCCTTTGGAAGTAACAGGCAAGATTACATTTGTCATGGACGATGACTCACAATTGCTTAACTTCCTTAACAACTCACAGCCTGCTCTTGTATTTAACTGGGCTTATGGTGCTGGTGCTTCTGCGGTTCAGATCCAGGCAACTCTTACTAAGGGCGCTTACACCACTGGCGTAATCGAACGCGGAGAAGATTTTGTACAGGTAACAGTGGACATTAACGCCCAATCAAATACAACTAATGCTGGTTCTTCAGGCGGTTACTCACCTATTAAATGGGTGTTACAAAACGCTAAGACTTCAGGCACATACGCATAACTAGATCAGGGCGGCGGTGTGGTTGAGGGCGATTGCCTTCCCGCTCTCCCACACCGTTTGCTCTCTTTTTGAGTATGATTTAGGAAGGCAAACCAACAGGAGGCAACATGTCTAAAGAAGTAACACTGCCATCAGGGGCAAAAGTAGTTCTAAAAGATCCATCAACTTTGCGTGTAAAAGACCGCAAAAATGTTATGCGTAGCGCAGACAATGCAGTTGGTGGAGATCTAACAAAAGCACTTGCGTTAGGTGATGCACTTATTGCAATGCTTGTTGAGTCATGGTCATTTGATTTAATTCCGCCATCAATCAAACTTGAGTCATTAGATGAACTAACAATGACTGATTATGACGCTTTGGTAGATCATACAAAAGACGCGCAAAAGTATCTGTTCCCTAACCTGGCTGAAACGCCACAGACAGAGGCAGACCCAAAAGCAATTGGCGAGAACTCCAACGCCTAAAATGGTTACTTCAGGGTGGAGAACGCCATGAGGCGTTCTCTTATCCTGATGAGCAATGGTATTACTACCAAATGGCAGAGCGGTTTGGTTGGACACCTGAACAGGTAGATAACTTGCCCGCTAGTACGGCAGATTGGTTAATAGCAATTGCTAGAACCGTTGATGAGGTGAAAACAGAAGGGTTATGAAATGGCTGAAATTGTCATCAAGAACCTTAAAGATGTTCTCGCCGCGATTGATGGAGCGGCTGAAAAGATTGAACAAGGCGCGCAATTAGGAATTATGCGTGTTGGTCTTGCAGTTGAACGCCAGGCAAAATTAAACTTTCAAGGCACACGCAGTTATGAAAAGCGTGTAAGTAAAAACGGCAGACCTTATTTAGTTATTACACCACCAAAACATGTTGGTGGATCAGGGCCTAACACAGTTACAGGTAATCTAAAAAGATCTATTAAAACTACCTACCGTGTTGGATTAGGTGTGTACACGGCTGAAGTTGGGCCAACAATGATTTATTCTCGCCAGGTAGAAAAGGGCGGTGGAAAGTGGCCGCCAGGGGTAAAATACCCTTACTTAGAACCTGCGGCTTTATCGCTATTGCGTAGCGGTAAATTAACCAGGATCTTTTCAACCGCTGTTAAAGAGAAATTGGGGAGTTAATCATGGCTGATTTAATTCCACCAATGCTTATTAAATTACAGGCAGATGTAAGTGAACTTAAAGTAGGACTAGCCCAGGCTGAAAATGCTATCAAGGGTGTAGATAAATCTGTTCAAACCGCATCTAGCGGCATGGCTAATTTTGCAACTAAGGTAAAACAAATTGGCGCATCTCTTGGTATTGCTTTTGCAGGTACGCAAGTTTTACAATTTGGTAGAGATGTAATACAACAAGCGCAAGAAGCAGAAGCGCAACAACAACGCTTATACCAATTGATGAAGGTTGGTACTGGCGCAACTGATGAACAAATTGCCTCACTTAATGCGCAGGCAGACGCGCTACAAAAAGTAGGTGTTGTTACTCAAGGAAACATCACGCAGACACAATCACAGTTGGCAACATTTAATTTGCAAACTGACACCATTAAAGCATTGACTCCTGCAATTCTTGATTATGTAACCGCTGAAAAAGGTGCAAACGCAAGCACAGATGAATTCAAGCAGATGACTAACGGTTTGGCTCAAGCGCTTAATGGCAATTTTGGATCTCTTACTAGAGTTGGTTTTGTGCTTGATGAAAATACAAAAAAACAAATTTCATCAGGAACAGAAGCAGAACGAGCCGCGGCTATTGTTAAGGTCTTAAATTCAACTTACAAAGATTTTAACGCTGAATTAAGAAATACTCCTGAAGGACGCATGCAGGTTCTTAGAAATGACTTCGATCAACTAAAAGAAGATTTAGGTAAAAAATTATTACCTGCACTTAAAATAGTTACAGATTTTTTAACAGACAAATTTATTCCAGGGTTACGCACTTTAGGTAAATTTATTAAAGACAATTCAACGGTTATTCTTGTATTGACTGGTGCAATCCTGGGAGGCGTTGTTGCTTACAAATCTTATTTAGCAATTCAAAAATTGGTTGCAGTTTCTATGACCGTTATGAAAGTTGCTCAAATTCTTCTTACTGGTGGACAATTAGCATCTATTGCATCTACCAACACGCTTGCCGCTTCTATGCTTAGACTCAATGCGGTTATGCGAGCAAACCCAATTGGAATAATTGTTACTGCTATTGGTTTACTTGTTGCAGGATTTGTTGTTGCGTATAAAAAAAGCGAAACATTTAGAAACGGCGTAGCAATTGTGGCTAAGGCCGTTCTTAGTTATGTGGCTTTTATGATCCGCGCATGGGGTGACATGATTACCATTATTATGAAAGTTATTACAGGGCCTCTTAAATTGTTCTTAGGCGTTATGTCTAAATTGCCTGGCGTTGGCAACGCGGCTAAACAAGGGCTTAAATTAGTTAATGGCGCTATTGAAGGCGTTGGCAATTTTGCTGAAACAACAGCGTCTAAAATTGAAGGACTTAAATCTAAAGTAGATAGTTTTACAGCCGCGGCTAACAAGTCTGCCAAAAACGATACAACAAAAGACAAAGGCAAAGGTGGGGGCGGAGGCGGCGGCGGAGGCGGCGGTGGTGGCGGCCTTACTGATGAGCAAAAAAAGAAACTTGAAGGCTACAAAAAAGATGTAACAAAAATTTACAAAGACATGAATGAGGCTATTGCTGACGCGCAAGAAAAAGCGCAAGAGGTATTAGACAGACGCAATGAAATCATGTTCAAGGCACATAAAGATTATGATGAAAAAGTTGAAGATCTTAAAAAGCGCAATCAAGAAGTTCTTGATGAAGCCCAAAAGCGTTATGATGACGCGGCGGCAGAAGCCTTAGACCGTAAAGGCAAGGCTGAAGATCAAGCCAAAAAGCGTTTTGCAGAACTTGAGTTAAGTATTGACAAAGATCTTGCTGATAAAAAGGCAGATCTTCTCAAGGCTAACAATGCAAAACTTGATGACATACGCAAGAAAGCGGCAGATAAAACCGCTGACTTAACAAGAAATGCCGCAGAAAAGCAAGCAAACATTGTTCAACAATCAATGGAGCGCTTGAGTAAGGCTTTTGCATCTAAGACTGGTTTTGATTTAGGTGAGGCGTTTAAGGGCGGGGCAGATAACGCTGACAAACTTCTTGATGAACTTAAAAAGAAATTAGCCGCGGCTAAAGAGTTACAAGCCAACGCCGCAAAACTTGCTGGCATGGGTTACAGCCAGGTGTTTATTGAAGAAGTTGTTAAGCAAGGCCCTGAAGCGGGTAATAAAATTGCTGAAGCACTCAAGGCCGCATCACCTGATGCAACAAAAGAATTACAATCTTTGTACGGTCAGGTAGAAAAAGTTTCTGAAACTGGCTTAGACGCTCTTGCGCAAACAATGAACGCAGGCGGAAAACTTGCTACCGCTGAATTGATGGACGCTTACAAACAGGTATCCGTAGATCTTAAAGAGTCACTAGCCACGGTCAATACTGAAATGAATGAGGCGTTGGCTGAGGCTAATGCGGCATACAGTGAGGCCGTTACTGAAGCAGAGACAGTGCGCAAAGAAAAATTAAAAGAAGCAAACAAGGATCTTACAGAGGCTTTGGCTAATGCTAAAACTGCCTACAATGAGGCAATTGCAGACGCTAATAAAGCGCTTACAGAGGCTAGGGAGCGCGCACAAAAGGATCTTGATGAAGGACTTGCAGAAGCGGCTACAACCCTGCAAGAAGCGCTCCTAGAGGCTCAGAAAGACTATGAAAAGGCTATTGATGAAATCAATAAGTCCACCATGAAAAAACTTCAAGATCTTCAAGATAAATTAAAGGAAGTTGCCGCGGCTATGAGGGCTTTAAGTTCATCATCTGCGGCTAGTGCTATTAGCAATGCCCCTCAATACACGCCGATTATTGCCACTACTGCTCCTGGTGGTGCAGGGTCATCAACATCAGTTGTAACTAATTACAACACATCTGTTACTGGCGTTAATTTGACCGATCCTTACAGCACTACTAATCAAGTTGTTAATGCTATTAAATTTGGAAATGTAATTGTTCCTACTGCTCCTACCGCTTTAGCCGCTGGTGAAAGCGGTGCGATAGGGGCGGCTTCTATTAAAGCGCGCACTTATACTTTGCCTTCTGCGCAATCATCAAGTATGTATTTGAGAGATAGATAATGACAACGCTTAGTCAGGTTTATTCTTTTGCCTTCAAAAATCAAGTGTTTGGTGGCGCTGGTTCGCCCTACCAAATCCTAAGCGTTGATGGTTTAGAGTCTTTGCCTGGTATCCGTAATCAAGATGATAACCGCGGATACCATGATGGCATGTTTACGGGTCGTGACTTTTTAAGCGGCAGAAGTATCTCAATTATTTTTAATACTTTTGGTGATGCTAACGGATCTGCTCAGACAAATTACAACACCATTCAAAGTATTCTTTTGCCACAAACATCAGGCACAACACCTTTGTTTTTTAAGTTTCCTAACATTCCTACATCTGAACAATTTGTTGATGCTCGCGTACGCTCTTTGCGCACAACCGTAGATCCTAATTACACATACGGATACATTACATCTCAGGTTGAATTCTTTTGCCCTGACCCAAATTATTACAACAGCAATTTGCAAACTGCCAACATGCTTATTAGCGCGGCTTTAGGGCGTACATACAACAGAACATTTAATTACACCTACGGCGGCGGTTCTTCTACGGTTACAACAACAATTCAAAACATTGGGTGGGCTACTACCTATCCAACAATTACTATTCAAGGGCCTATTACAAACCCCATTATTGGCAATACAACTACTGGCAACACACTCAACTTCACAGGTACATACAGTGCATTAGATACTTTAGAAATTGATCTTTACAATCAATTGATTACTCTCAATGGCAACCCTGCGCGTAATCTTTTAGTTTCAGGCACTTGGTTTGATGCGCCGCCAGGCAATTCAAATTTCTTTTTTACTGGCTCAAGCACTTTGGCAGGAACTACTCAGGCTACCGTTTCTTGGTATTCTGCGTACATCTAAGGGAGAATAAATGACACTACAAACACCTCCATCATGGTTGCAGGCAGGTTCATACCCTGCCCAGTATGACCGCCTAACAGCGCAAGCGTTGTGGGCTACTACTGGCATTATTGGTAGTTCTTCATTAGCCGTCACTCAAAACACTCCTCCTGGTATGTCAGTGCGCGTTGCTTCAGGTTGGGCCGCAATTGTTGGTACAACAACAAGCAACATGGGCGTGTACACAATTTTTAATGATGCAATTGACACACTAACAATTACAACAGCCGATCCAACAAACCCACGCATTGACCTAGTATGCGCAACAGTGCGTGATGCTTTTTATTCAGGCGCAAATAATGATGTAATTTTTCAAGTAATTGCTGGTACTCCTGCGGGTTCTCCTGTTGCACCTGCACTACCCGCTAACTCAATTTCACTTGCAACCGTTGCGGTGGGCGCGGCTGTAACTCAAATTAACACAGCAAACATTACAGATACTCGCGTGGATACAACTACTAATCTTGCTGTTGGTGACATAACAAGTGTGACCGCAGGCGCAGGATTAACAGGCGGCGGATCAAGTGGCGCGGTTACTTTAGCGGCAAGCGTTGCTACAAATGCGCAAACAGGAACAACTTATACATTAGCGTTAGCCGATAATGGCAAACTTGTAACACTTAGCAATGCTTCTGCTATTGCGGTTACAATACCGCTTAATAGTTCAATAGCATTGCCCGTAGGTGCTGTTATTATGATGTCATCTTTTGGAGCAGGCGCAGTAACAATCTCAGGAGCAGGAGGCGTAACAGTGCGTTCTAACGGAGCAACACCTGCAAGCCCTGTAATTCGCACTCAGTATTCATCTGTAGGTGCAATTCAAACTTCTGCAAACAATTGGTTAGTAGTGGGAGATTTAATTTAATGTCAATCATTGCAACTATCTCCAGTTCAGGCCCAGTAAAACCTAATGCTCCTACCATTGGAACTGCAACAGGTGGAAACGCAAGCGCATCAGTTACTTTTACAGCGCCAACTTTTACAGGCCGTTCTGCAATTACTTCTTATACAGTCACATCTTCACCAGGATCTTTAACTGGTACAGGTGCATCATCACCTATTACAGTTTCAGGATTAACAAATGGAACTGCTTACACATTTACTGTAACAGCAACTAATTCGGCAAATTTAACATCTGTGGCTTCTGCTGCTTCTAACTCAGTAACACCAGTTGCTCCAACATTTGATGTTGAGGCTCTTGTTGTTGCTGGTGGCGGTGGTGGTGGTGGCTCTTATCCAGGAAGCGCCGCTGGCGGTGGTGGTGGGTCAGGAGGTATGAGAACTACAACCTTTAGTGGATTGAGTACCGCAACTAATTATGGCGTAACGGTTGGTGGAGGCGGAAGCGGTGGCCCGTCAAGTGGAACTTCACTAGGTACAAATGGGTCGGACTCTGTTTTTAATTCTTATACATCAACAGGTGGTGGACGCGGTGGCGCAAAAAGCACTTTTGGTTATGAAGGAGGTTCTAGTGGTGGAGGCTCAGGAGATAACGGTTCACAAGCAGAAAATCCAATTACATCACCAAAGCAAGGTAGCCGCGGCGGTGGCGGACAATACGAAACTACAGCCGCTTGGGGTGGTGGCGGTGGTGGTGCCAGCGGAACTGTTGGACAAAGTTCTAGTAGCAATTATCAACAAACTGGTGGCAATGGTGGAAATGGAACTCAATCTAGTATAACTGGAACAGCCATTTACTATGCTGGTGGCGGTGGTGGCGGTTCAACGGGAGGAGAGCCGTATGGTAATGGCGGTTTAGGTAATGGCGGTAGCGGTGGTAAATTAAATACGCCAAGCGGAAGAACTGTACCAACAGATGGTGGTACAAATTTTGGTGGCGGAGGAGGTGGCGCTCTTGGACAGGCAACCCCAAGTCAAGCAGGCGCTAATGGTGGTTCAGGTGTTGTTATTCTAAAGTATCCTGACACTCGCACTATTTCAAGCGCAGGTCTTACATTAAGCACACCAGCACCCGCTGGTGGATTTAAGGTAACAACAATTACAAGCGGCACAGGAACAGTGAGTTGGTCATAATGGCGCATTACGCATTTTTAGATAATAATAACTTAGTCACTGAAGTTATTGTTGGAGTTCCTGAAGATGAATTGATTGAAGGACTAGACCCTGAAACTTGGTATGGAAATTTTCGCAATCAAGTATGCAAAAGAACTTCTTACAATACTTCTTGTGGAGAACACAAATTAGGTGGAACACCATTTAGAGGCAACTATGCAGGTATTGGTTATTCTTATAATGAAAAACTAGATGCGTTTTTGACTCCTTCACCGTTTGCATCTTGGATTGTTGATGAGACTTTCCAATGGACTCCTCCTCTCACAAGACCCGCAGGAGAAGAAGATTATGTATGGAGCGAACTACATCTAAACTGGATTGTTCGCCCTAGCAAGCCTGATGCTTCATTAAGATGGAATTGGGATTACACCACCGACCAATGGGTAGAATAACAGTAGAAGGATTTCCACGCTCAGGAAACTTTTTTTGTGATGATTTATTAAAACAATCTTTTCTTGATTTAGAGGTTGGAAAGTTTACTCACAATTGTAGTCTGATTACAAATAAACATTTTATTTTAATAAGGGATCCTCATTATTCCATCTCAAGTTTTATGAACTGGTTTGATGAGACCGATAAAAATGCCTCTGAGCGCTGGTGGTTGCGTTTCTATAACACTGCATTAGAAAAAACAAATCCTGAGCGTTGGGTTTTCTTTGATGACTTAACAAACAAAACTGAAAAAACAATAAATCAAATTGCACAGTTAATAGAACTAGAACCTGCAAAAATTGATTACACAAAACTAAATAAAAATTCTACACCTGAGTCTTATCCATTATACTTGTTTGACAAAGCGCAAGAATTGTATGAAACATTAAAAGATAAGGCAAATAAATGATTATTCAAATAATTGGTTTGCCAGGTGCAGGAAAAACCGCTCTTGCTACCGCCCTTGCTGACCGCATAAACGCAATTCATTTTAATGCAGATGAAGTGCGGGCTGATCTGAATTCAGATTTAGGGTTTGCACCTGAAGATAGAATTGAACAAGCAAGGCGTTTAGGCGCATTGGCTCGCTTAACAAGCAAACAAGGCTACATAACTATTGTTGATTTTATTTGTCCAACTAAAGAAACTCGCGCCGCATTTGGAAAACCTGATCTACTAATTTGGGTAAACCGTATTGAAGTTGGGCGTTTTGAAGATACTAATAAAATGTGGGAAAACCCAACGGATACTGATGTAGTAATTCTTGATGGTTCAACTATTGAAGAAGAAGTTGATGATGTTATCAGAATTGCTGGATTACATGATTGGAGAAAACCTACAACTTTGATGTTAGGCCGTTATCAACCCTGGCATGAAGGCCATCATGCTCTTTATGCCGAGGCTGGCAAAAGAACAGATCAAGTTCTTTTAGGTGTTCGCAATACATACAAAACTAGCGAAAAAGATCCGTTAAATTTTAATGAAGTAAAACATTACATTGAACAAGACCCCGCTATGGTTGATGCTCTTGTTCTTAAATTGCCAAACATTACAAACATTGTGTACGGTAGAGATGTTGGGTACAAAATTGAACAAGTAAAATTGGGTGATGAAATTGAAGCAATTTCGGCTACTCAAAAGCGCAAAGAAATGGGTATTTGATGAAGGAATACATACTTGCTGTTATTGCATCTGTTGTGATTGCTCTAATTATGGTTTATTTTGTTGATAAAAAATGGGGAGAATAAGTGAAAGTAACTAAAACTCGCTCATTTGTTAAATCGCTCAGTTATAGAGTATGGGGAACGGTATCCTCCTGGGCTGTTGTTTATGTAATCACAGGTAAAGGTTCTTTAGCAACGCTTATAGCGTTTTGGGAAACCGTAGTAAAAGTGTTTATTTATTATTTCCATGAAAGAGCCTGGAACATGGTTCAATGGGGTCGGCGCAGGTAAGATGATCCTATGGCTACTACCTACCGTTACCTTTTTGTTGATTTATTAAGCAACACCATTATTGGTGAACTGCCTTTAACTGGTGTTGGTTTTACTCAGCAACTCAATCAACCTGGATCTTTTCAAGGTCACTTACTTTTGTCAGGCGTAAACGCAGATAAATACAATGTTGAACTTTCAACTATTCCTGCTCACTGCGGGTTGTATGTAGATCGTGATGGCATTTTGGTATGGGGTGGAGTTATTTGGGGGCGCTCATACAATAGCACCTCACAAACACTGACATTTAGCGCGCAAGAATGGATTTCATACTTTGACCATAGGCGCATCACGCAGGACATTCAATTTACAAATACAGACCAATTACTTGTAGCCAAAACACTTATTGAAAATGCACAAAATGCAACCTATGGTGACATTGGCGTTGGCTATAACAGCGCAGGACAAACATCATCAGGTGTGTTAATTGACCGTGTTTATTACAATTATGAATTAAAAAATGTGTTTCAAGCGGTGCAAGATTTAAGCCGTCAGGGTGATGGATTTGATTTTTCAATTGATGTTGAGTATGACGCAATCACAGATTTGCCTGTAAAAAACTTTAACACCTACTACCCGCGTAGTGGTTTGGCCTATTCTTTTGGTGATCCTAATGTTCCTGTATTTACTTTTCCCGCAGGTAACATGGTGGAGTATGAGTACCCTGAAGATGGCTCAGTTGTGGCCAACACGGTTTATGCGTTAGGCGCTGGTTCTAATGAAGGCAAGTTGATTTCACTAGGTCAAGACACCTCAAAACTTCTTGCAGGGTGGGCATTGCTTGAGACTACATCTAACTATTCAGACATTACAGATGTAACAGTTTTGCAACAATTAGCCAACGCGCAATCTTTGGCTACCTCTTATCCGCCAACTGTATTAAAGGTTGTTGTTCCCGCTTATGTTGATCCTGTATTTGGCACTTATCAATTAGGTGATGACGCTCGCATTATTATTACAGATAGCCGTTTTCCTAACACGCTTGATGAAATTTACCGCATTGTTGGCCTTACAGTTCAACCAGGTGAAGATGGCCCTGAACGCGTAACATTAACTCTTGCACAAGGAGCAGGAGAAGCGTAATGCCATACATCAATCAACCTATTGATTTGCAAAGAATGTTTGCCGATTTGAACAACCGCTTAAACAAACTAGAAACCGCGGTGCGTTTTACATTTCCTAATGTAACTACCGATCCAATTTACCCGCGCATTGGTGATGCGTGGCTAAACATTACAACTAACCAGGCAAAGATAGTTGATGCCAATGGAACAATTCGCGTACTTAATTGGACATAATTAGGTAAACTTTTGCCGTGAACATTACTTTAGACACTAGCCTTGCCCTGGCTCAACTTATAGCCTTAGTTCTTGGCGGCTTTAAGATTTGGCGCAAGATAGATACACGCTTGAGTGCGCAAGATGCTAAATTAGCAAAGATTGAATACGCTTTGTTTAATGATGGCCGTGGTATGGAACAACAACTCAAAGATGTTCACAAAAATCAACAACTATTGATTACAGAAGTGGCAGTATTAAAAGCCGTTAGAACATAGGAGGCAACATGATTAGCAAGGTTTTAGAATTCTGCAAGGCATCATTGGGCTACACAGAAAGCCCAAACAATGACACCACATTTGGTAAATGGTTTGGCTTAAATAATCAACCCTGGTGTGCAATGTCTGCCTCAAAAATGTATTTTGATGCTGGCATGATTGGAACAGTAGCCAACACCAATAAAGGTTTTGCCTCTTGTGATGCGTGGCTAAAGTACCTGACAAAGAACAACCAACTTGTACCTATCGGACAGGCTCAGGCAGGGGATTTAGTTTTCTTCCAATTTGATGAAGATGCGCAACCCGATCATGTGGGTATTGTCAAAGGCCACAACAAAACACTTAAAGTCCTGTATGTTTATGAGGGTAACACCTCAAGCGGTAAGGCAGGAAGCCAGTCAAACGGTGATGGTTTTTACCTCAAGAAGCGTGATTACAAAACAATCATGGCGGTAGCCCGCCCAAAGGAGTAAAGATGAACAAAAAACAAACAGACATGTTGAAATCAGCATTGCGCCATTTTGCAGTTACCGCTCTTGCGCTTTATACCGCAGGAGTAACTGACATTAAGGCGCTTGCATTTGCAACAGCGGCGGCCATTGTTGGCCCTGCAATCCGCGGGATTGATAAGAGTGACCCTGCGTTTGGCTTAGTGGCAGATGTAGTGACCGTAGAGATTGATAAGTTGGCAAAGGCAAGCAAGAAGAAAGCCGCGCCTAAAAAAACTAAGTAAGTAAACGGCCCCGCTAACGCGGGGCTTTTTACTTTGCGGTACGCTTTACTCAAGGAGGCAACACATGGCATTAGAAAATGCGTTTAGTGAAATACTTAGCAAGCGAGCAATAGGCCGTTCTCCTATCGGTGGAGTGTGTGCTTATCAAGCGCTTTACAATACTTTGCCAAAAGAAGATCAAAAAACTTTAGATGAAGCATGGGAAAGAAATTACCCTGTCAATTTAATTGTTCAGGCTCTACGGGCAGATGGCCACAAATGCAGTGCGGACACAATCAGAACTCATAGATACGGTACTTGCAGGTGTCCAAAAGAGTAGATGAAGTTCTTGATGACCGCCAACATGAATACGGGAGCGCTCGCAAAAACTTCACAGCCATAGGCCGCATGTGGGGCGCTCTTTTAGACATTGAGGACATTGATCCTGCCATTGTTGCCTTGATGTTTGATGCCGCAAAGTCAGTACGGATCACGGCAAACCTGGAACATGAAGATAGTTGGATAGACAAAGAAGGCTACATACACCACGGCAAAGAGATTGTGTTTACAAATGAGCCTTGAAAAAAGATTACAAGACATGCCTGAAGGCATTGAGTCGCAAGATGTAAAAGAACTACGCCAGGTAATTTTGCGATTGCAGAAACAACTCAAGCAAAGTAAAGAGCGCAGTGAAGATTTAGTAGAGGCAACTCACCGTGGCGCTTATGACGCAATGATTTCATTGGGTGCGGTGCCACCTGTTTTTGCGCCAAAAAAAGATACGCGCAAAATCAATCCTGAAGTGGCTTTGATCCATTCAACAGATTGGCAAGGCGCAAAAGTTACAACCAGTTACAACAGTGAAATCATGCGTGATCGCGTTATGCAATTTTCTGAAAAAGTTGTGCATTTAACTGATTTACAACGCCATCATCACCCTGTTAATGAATGTGTAGTGATGTTTGGTGGTGACATGGTTGAAGGTTTGTTTAATTATCCTGCTCAGTTATGGCAAATAGATGCTTCTTTGTTTGGGCAGTTCACAACAGTTTCAAGGCTTTGTGTAGATTTTGTGCGCACCATGTTGGCTAACTTTGAGAAAGTCACAGTAATTGCTGAATGGGGAAATCATGGACGCATTGGTGGCAAGCGCGCAGAAGTGCCTAAGTCTGACAATGTGGACAGAATGGTTTATGAAATGAGCCGTCAGATCCTTGCAGGGGAAAAGCGTTTGGTTTGGGAAGATTGCCCTGAAGACATTCAAGAAGTTGAGATTGGGAACTACCGCGCTCTACTCATGCACGGTGATGAATTAGGCCGTTCAGGATTTGCAAGCCCTGCGGCATGGATTGCAGGTGCTAACCGTTGGAAAGCGGGCGCACATGATTACGATTTCCACGACATTTTTTTAGGTCACTATCACCGACATGCGCAAGAGCCAATTCAAAAGCATTACAACATTTATTGGACAGGATCAACAGAGTCAGATAATCGTTATGCGCGTGACTCAATGGCCGCTAGTGGCAGACCGTCACAGCGTTTGCACTTTGTAGATCCGATTAAGGGAAGAACAACAGCCCAGTATCAAGTGTGGTTGGACTAATCCTCATCATCATCTGAAAACTCAGTGGTGATCAATCGCATGTTTGATACATCTACGCCGTGTTCTTCTGCCTTGTCCATTGCGTCTTTGAATGTTGTTAAACAGCGATTTGTTAAATCACTCACCATGTCAGGGTAAGTTGCTTCACTTCCTAATTCCACGACAAGGCCGCCTAAGCGGATTGAGATTTGTGTATAAGCCATGATTTCCCCCTGCCCTAAGTATGCCACCACCACCCCGCCACGCCGATAAATTACGGGGTGCTTGTCTTTGTCGGTGGCATGGTGTTCAATCTGCTCTACACGGGCTAGTTAGCCCCTAACAGGAAGGTTACAAATGGCAAGTTACAAAGGCCCATTAGATTACATTGATGTGGCAACACGCATTATTGAGTTCCGCGAAAAGTATCCAACAGGTTCATTACAGTCATGGAAAGATCCTTATGTGATTGAAGTAAAAATGCCTGACAACAGTATAAAAAGTTACATGGTGTACAGCGCCGCGGCATACCGCACACCTGATGATCAATTGCCTGGTGTTGGTTGGGCATACGAGCCAATTCCAGGGCCAACAAACTTTACCCGCGACTCTGAATTACAGAACGCTGAGACAGCCGCCTGGGGCCGCGCAATGGTAGCCGCTCTTGCAGTGGACACAAAGAAGGGCATTGCATCATCTGAAGAAGTACGCAACCGCCAAACAAAAACAACTGAAGCGCCTGCGGCTAAAACACCTGAGCCAAAGCGCGAATTTTCAGAGGAAGAAAAAGCACAAGCATTTGCAGTTTACACATTAGTTCAAACTAAAAATAGTGAAAAAGAATTAGAACAACAATGGAAAGAAAATTTTGATGTTTTGGAAGTTGTAATTGAGGGTGTAACTTTGCGTGAACACATTTTGAAGCGCAGGGCGGTTCTTAATGGATAACAAGGTCATCATTGCGCGCAATGCACAACCTACATCAGTAGCCGCGGCTATGAAAGCGTTGCCTAGAACTGGATCAACACGCCGCAAGGTGTATGAATACATTGTGGGCCAGGGTTTGCGTGGCGCCACTGATCAAGAGATAGAAAAAGCATTAGGCATTGACGGCAACACAGTGCGCCCTACCAGGATCAGCCTGATTAAAGATGGTTACATTATTTGGGCAGGCACATTTAGAAAAAACCAACACAACAATGACTGCCTGGTTTACCGCGCAGTAGAGGAAGGAATGATGTTATGAGTAGTAAAGAAAATAAATTTGAGCCATCAAACGGATTAAAGGTTGCAGTTCACTTTAACATTATTGCAATCCGCGCAGTGGCTCAAGAGTTGGACATGTTCCCTGAAGTTTTGGCTGAGAAATTAGACAGAGCGGGATTTGCTCTCACGCCCGATCCTTTCAACATGTCATCAGATGCAGGCAAAGTAATTGTGTTGCAGAACAAACGCGAGAATTCAAACATTAGCCTAGTGAAAGAAAAGGCAGATGAGTGAAATTATTACGCCTGCAATGGTTGAGCAAAAATTACGCGGGCTTTCTAAAGAAGTAGATGAAGCGCATAAAGTTTTGATAGAGGTAGAAACTATTTACCATAGCGTCAAAGCGGAGTATGAAATTGCAATGGCTAAATCTCGCATGGCTTTGGCAATCAAATCTTCACCTACTGGCAAGAACTACACAGTAGGAGAAAGAGAAGATTTGGCTCTTGTACAAAATGAAGAATTGCATAAGGATCTTGCAATTGTGCAAGCCAAAGTTTTAGCCTCACGCGCCAACACCAACAGGTTGAAAATGCAAGTGGACATTGCCCGCTCAGTGGGAACATCAGTACGCACCAGTATGGATCTCACATGATTGTGTGCATAGCATTTGCATTGGGATTGCTCGCAGGTTATTGGCTTTACCCGTTGCGTATGGCATGGAAGTTGTACAGGATTAGCAAACAATTAAAGCAACTAGAACTAGATCACATGAAGATGATGGAAGATTTACGCGGCCCACAATGGAATGAGGATAATTTGTGATTGACTTACAAAACATGGTGGTTAAAACCCTTGTGGCAAATGACAATGCCAGGGCGAGATCACAACAAACAGCCATTGGGCCATCTGCAATTGGCGGGTGTCAGCGCAGACTTTGGCATGACATAGCGCAGACAGAGCCAACAAATGTTGGTGACAAGTTAGGCGCAATCCTGGGAACTTACATTCACACAGGCATTGAAGAAGCCATTAGGCGTGAAGATCCGTTTGGCGTTCAGTATGAACTTGAAATAGCCGTAGAAGCGAATGGAGTTCCTGGACATGTGGATTGCTACGACAAAATCAACCACACTGTAATTGACTGGAAAACCATTAAGAAAGGCAGTGGGCGTTACTTTGGCGGCAATAACAGGCAACAGGTTTGGCAGATCCATCTTTACGGTTATTTATTGGTGAAAAATGGTTACACGGTAAAAGATGTAGCACTTGTTGGTATTCCGCGTGATGGAAAAATGTCTGACATTTTGGTTTACATGCAACCTTATGATGAACAAATTGCATTACAAGCGTTTGCGCATTTAGAAAAGACAAGGGAAATGGTTGCGTTGCAACTGAAACCTTCTCCTGAAAAACCTTTGGCTTTTTGCGCAGATTTCTGCCCTTATTACGATCCGACAGGAGAAGAAGGTTGCCCAAGTACACAGAAGTAAATTGGGAAGATGCAGAATGTAGGCGTTTGGAAATTCACACAGATCTTTTTTACGACATAGAAGAACAAAGATCCGTTGATGCTTATGATCACATCAATTCAGTGCGATCTATTTGCGTCTCTTGCCCTATTTGGAAAGATTGTTTAGCCTACGCGTTCCAAAATGAAAATTACGGAATGTGGGGCGGCATGACCAGCCAGGAGCGGGCAAGTATTGATGAACCTTTGAAGTATCCAAATCAACGCATCAGAGGGCTAGAGGCATTAAGACAAATGGGAATTTCATTAAACATGATCAAAGAATGTAAGGAGGCAAAATGACTTCACTGCCATACATGCAGTTGTATGTTTCTGATTACCTGGCAGATACAGCACATTTAACAGCGCAACAACATGGCGCTTACATGCTGTTGCTTATGAATTACTGGCAACGCGGTAAAGCACTAGATAATAGTAATGAGCGTTTGTCACATGTAGCCCGTCTCAGCCCTGAAGAATGGGCAGAGGCAAAGCCAACATTGGAAGAATTTTTTATTGTTGAAGGTAATTTATGGACACATGCCAGGGTGGAAGATGACCTTGAAAAGATCCGTGAGAAGTCTGCAAAAGCATCATTTGCAGGGCGTAGATCAGTTGTTGCGCGTGGAATGAACGAGCGTTCAACAAACGCTGAACAATCGTTGAACCATAAAGAGGAAGATAAAGAGGAAGATAAAGACATAGACAAAAAAGAATTGTTTGTGGATTTTTGGAATGTTTATCCTTTGAAGGTAGGAAAAGGCGCGGCACAAAAAGCATTTGAAAAAGCGATCCGTACAACTAATGCAGACATAATCATTAAAGGCGCTCTAAGGTACAAATCAGACCCAAACAGAGTGCCAGGGTACACAGCACATGCGGCTACCTGGTTAAACGCTCAGAGATGGCTTGATGACCCTTTGCCGCCCCGTAATCTTTCTCCCGCAGAAATCAAGGAAAAAGAATTACAAGATGCAAGAGCAAAAACAGAAAGAGAACGAGTGGAGAATGAAACATGGTTCAGGGAACAGGAAGAAGCAAAACGCAACGCAGTTCCACCACCCGCAGAACTAAGAGAACTTTTGAGAAAGAGTTTGACAAAATAACTCAAACATTAACCGTAACTGTTACACTTAATGTAACCATTACAGGAGGAACTATGACTAAGCAATTAGTTGATCCCGCACTTGTGCAACCAGGAGATCATGTATTAGTTAATAATCATGATTTAATGGTGAAATACATTCAAGGCCCTGATCACTTTGGCGTTTATGATTTTCATGGCGTTAATGAATTAGGCAATGATCAAATTGCAATAGCGCAGGATCTTATTACACTTATTAGGTGATTACTTTTCAAGTAGATGGCCAACCAGTTCCGCAAGGATCTATGAAGGTCATCAACGGGCATGTCATTCATGCCAAAGGTTCAGAACTGGCCGCGTGGCGTTCTGCCATTGCTTTGCGGGCTAAAGAGGCAGGGGCAAAGCCCCACATTGAGCCAGTTGAAATAGACATGATTTTTACAATGGCTCGCCCAAAAACTGTAAACCGCCCTGAGCCGTCAGTAGCCCCTGATTTGGATAAATTGGTCAGAGCAGTCCTAGACGGCCTTACAGCCATTGCCTACCGTGATGATGGGCAGGTTGTGCGCCTGACCGCGGCTAAACAGTATGGGATCACCCCTGGCCTTTGGGTTCAAATGTGGGCCAAAATGCCCGCTCAGGGCATGTGAGCCAAATCACATAATAAATAACACAAATAATGCAAATGTTTTTGACATAAGCCTAGATCTGCCGTAATTTATTCCTTGTAAGGGAGAAACGCTCCCAAAGGAAGAAGGCACAAAATGACTGAAAACTTAACACCAGCAGAAAAAGCAAAGCGCACACGCTTGCACAAGAAGGCTTACGCAATTATGGATCAAACGGTTGCTCCACAATACAAAGAGTGGGAAGCGGCTTTAGATCGCAATTGCCCAATCCGTGACCGTTACATTGCAAAATTGCGAGCAGAGCGTGACGCGGCTATTGCAGAAATCAATCGCAAGTATCAAGAAGATTATGAAATCCAAATGGCGCAGTTTCACCACATGATGAAGCCAACACAAGATGCTTACGACAAAGCCCGTGAAGAAGCATGGGTTGTTTATCACGCAACAATGGAAGCAGGTAACTAATTATGACTACAACAATTGGGGCTAATGTAACAATCAACGGCAAAGCAATGTGGACTGTTTATGGAATTACTACTGAAGGAGATGTAAGCATTTACCGTTATGTAGATACAAAGAATTCACGCCGCATGATCAAACGCCGTATCTCTCCATTGAAGTTAAAGAAATGGGGGAACTAATAATGACCGCACCTGTTGGTTGGAAGCCAATGCCTACTGAATGGGCAAAGTTGTTAATTGTTTGTAACGCTTGCAAGGGGCATGCGTTGCGCTCATGGGCTAAACAGGGTGAGCAAGGAATTCTTTGCGCGCGCTGTCACCCAAAAACAGATGGTTACTTGACACTACCAAGATTAGGAGAGGCAAAATAATGAAATGTTCATTGTGTGAAAGATTTGGAGCGGGTTTAGTTTTAGAAAACGGTCAAGGTGTTTGTTTTATTTGCATTAAAGAAATAAAAAAGTTTGGGGTTTTTGCTCCAACTCCATTTCAGGAAGAAAACAACTAATGGCAAAGTTCAAAATAGAAATAACGGTTGATTACAATAATTTTGTAATTCCACCTAATAAAAGTCAGTCAATGAATAATGCAATGCAACGCGAACAAGTTTGGTTTGCAATACAAGATAAATTGGCTGACATGAACCCACAGATCCATAATGTCTATAAGCAACGATCCTAGATGTATTTGGTGCGGAACTTATGGCTCGCCTGCAAATTTTGTAATTGTATTTGAAACAGAGGAAGGCAACCCACTTTGCGAGTGCGAGTGGTGCGGTAAACAAGAATGGTTTAGGAGGAACGCAAGCAATGGCAAAGAGTAAATTAACACGCAGAGGCAAGATTGTTTTGGGAATTGTTATAGCCGTAATTGTTTACTGGCTGTATGACATAACAACACCTGATCAATGCAAGGTAGCAATTGAGAACATGTCAGAGTGGTGCAAAGATTTGAGATACCCGTGACACCTGAAGAAGTAATCAAAGATCACTTGATCCCAATTGAAAACGCTTTGACAGAGTGGATTGAAAGCCCGTATGTGGCAAAGATGCTGGCTGAACCCAATAGCCGTGAGCGCTATGCGGGGTTTTTGGAAGGCATCAGATTGAGCAGGGCTAATGTAATTCAAGCGCGGATTAACCTAACACCACAGGAGGAAGAAGAATGATGTTTGTTGCGGGCGTAATTATTGCTACCATTTTAGGCGTTGTAATGGAAGAAATTTGCTTTAGAATAGAGCAGTCCTAAAAATAACCTGAAAGGGGTAAAGAAATGGACAGTTTAGTAAAGCGTTGTAATTGCGGTAGTTGGGTTTACGGTAACGCCGCCTGCGAAGTCTGTAGAAAGTTGGCGAACGGCTAAAGCCTGAAGCGTCTAACGCAAATCCTTTTAAGCGCCGCATTAGCGGTAGGAATTGTGTTTGCTTCACCTTCTGCGGCTCAAGCACCAAAACTAGAGTTGCACCAGTTACCGCCTAAGTTGATGGCGGCGGCAATGGTGAAGAAAGATTACATTGATCATAAAAAGCAGTTTGCCTGCCTAGATCAATTGCTCACGAAAGAGAGCGGCTGGCGCGTTAATGCGCTCAATCGGTCATCAGGCGCGTTTGGGCTGTTCCAGTTCATGCCTAGCACCTGGGGCAATTACAAGTTCCCATACAAGCCAAAAGATGCCTACACGCAGATGCGGGCTGGACTACGCTATGTGCATAAGCGTTACGGATCTCCATGCGCGGCATGGAACTTTTGGAAAAAACAAGCGGGCGAAGATTTGAGAGGTGGCTGGTATTGAGTACAGCATCACCTTTTGGCCTGCCTTTGCGCGTTGATCTTCCTACGGTAGATCCTACTGAATGGGAAGATGACGAAGAAGATGGCGATTGATAAAAAAGTTGTAGCAACTGTAATCAACAGGGCTAATGGCTATTGCGAAGTCTGCGGTGGCCCTGGCTTGCCTGAGAACATGGCCTTGCATCACCGCAAACTCAAATCAAGAGGCGGCAAAAATACCGTTTCCAATCTCATCTTGATCCATCACGGTTGCCATAATCTAAAAACCGATAGTATTCACCTCAAGCCTGCAAGCGCAGAACAAAAAGGTTGGATTGTGCCTTCTTACAGAGAGCCACATGAATTTCCTTTTGTGAAGCCTGATGGTTCAATTGTATTACTACAAGATGACGGCACTGAAGCCGTAATGATGGAAGGTGACTGATGCACATAAGCGTTAAAGGTAATTTAGGCAGTGACCCTGACCTAAAGTTTTCAAAAAACAACACAGCGTATTGTAATTTTTCATTGGCGTACACCCCGCGAAAGCAAATAAACGGTGAATGGAAAGATGGAGAAGTTACATGGTTTAGAGTAATTGCGTTTGGAACAAAGGCTGAAGCAATTGCAGATACTTTTAGAAAAGGTGACAGTGTTCTAGTTGTTGGCGATTTAGAACAAAAAACTTACACCGACAAAGAGGGCAATGAAAAAACAACAATGGAGATTGCCGCTAAGGAAGTTGGCTTAGTGCCACGCCTGGGTAAACCAAAATCACAACAATTTGCAACTAAGGAGGCATCACCGTGGTAGATGATCTAATGAGCGCGTCTGAAGTATGCGAGCGTTTAGGAATTACATTAAATAACTTGCGACAGATCCAACACCGCAAAACTCTGACATGGGTACAGAAGTCAGGGCGTAATGTGTTCTATACAAAAGCAGATGTTGAAAACTACTTTACAAAGCGCCAGGAGCGTAATCAAGGCTAACATCTTCATGTGATTGTCATTGAAGAAGAAGTAACCGTGGCTCAGATAGATGAATGTCTAAGCCATGTTTACGCAATGCTGAAAACAGATGAATACGGCAACCGCATGGATTGGCGCAAAAAAGAAATGCTGACAGAACAGTTAGATGAATTGCTTGATGCGCGTTTGAATTTGGTAAGAACAGGTAAGCCATGAACAACACACCTTATGATGGCGTAATGCTTTTTATAGTCCTAAGCCTGTTTATTGCTGTAGTTGCAATGGCACTAGGAGTCCGATAAGTTACGCCTACTGACCCCACCGTGGGGTTGAGTGCTGGACACAGCCCACATTCTGATGAGTGTGGGTTTTGTTCGCAGTAGGGAGGCAAAATGAATTTAGGCAAATTTGATTGTGCAACAGGGCTAATAAATGTTTTGTACGAAAAAGGTGATTTGGTTGTAAGAAATGCCCGCGAAATTGACATTATGTTTATTGATAAATTACAAAAAGATAACTCTTACGCTGTCGGCTTTATTCAAAAAACCGTATGGGATAAGTATGTTTTTGGCGGCGAAAGAAATTTTGTTGTATTTATTTGTGAAAAGAACAATGACCCTGTTGGATACATTCTTCTAACACCAGGTAAAGGCCACCATACTTACACACGAATTCAACAGATAGCAGTCAGAGATGACGCAAGACGATTAGATTACGGTTCTGCGCTCATAGCCGTTGTAAAAGATTTTTGTCAAACATTTCAAAGAACAGGCACAAGGCTTAGATGCCGCACAGACTTAGAAAGTAATAATTTTTGGAAGGCACTAGGTTTTAACAAGTACGGTGTATGGCAAAAAGGTATGATTAACCATGTAGGTTTTAAGGCTTCAGCCGACATAAACCTGTGGCAAATAGACCTCAACGATAATTTATTAACCCTGTTTCCTTCAGAAGAAGAAGAACTATGGATACCGTCTGCCACAAGTAGTAATCTCAAAGCCAGGTAATTCAACTTGCAGGAAAGTTTTTGAAACATTAACATCAACACATTATGGTAGAAATTACGCAAGAGTTAGTAGAAAAAGAAACAACCATAATTGAGTTGCGCCATGAAGGTTATGTGTGGCGTGAGATAGCAACTATGATGGACATGAGCATTGCAGGAGTCGTTAAGGCTTACAAGCGAGCGCTGATGCGTCACCCTGTTGCGGCTATTGAGGAACACCGTGAGTTGGAACTGGATCGCTTAGATAGTTTACAGCGCACCTACTGGCAACCTGCGGTGGCTGGCAATCTCAGAGCGGCAGATTTTGTGTTACGCGTAATTGATAAACGCGCAAAGTTATTAGGACTAGACGCGCCAATAAAGGTTCAAGCAGAGGTGGTTACTTATGACGGATCAGACCTGGACGCAGAAGTTGAGCGAGTCGCAAGACTCATTGAAGCAGGAGCAATTGCAACCGCAATTGACATTCCAACCATCACTGAACTCACGGATAAAAGCGAGCCGTTGGGTATGGAAGAACAAACTGGCGCGGAAGGAACAACTACCGCCTGAAGGTGATTGGAACATTTGGCTTGCAATGGCAGGCCGTGGATTTGGCAAAACAAGATTAGGCGCAGAAGAAATAGCCTGGCAAGCAATCATTCAACCCGCTACGCGTTGGGCTGTTGTTGCTCCTACTTTCTCTGATGCTAGAGATACATGCGCTGAAGGTGAGTCAGGCATTGTTGCCATACTTCAGCGGTATCACATGATGGAGAACTACAACCGTTCTATCGGTGAGATCCTGCTCAAGAACGGTAGCCGCATAAAACTATTTTCCGCAGATAACCCTGAGCGTTTCCGTGGCCCACAGCATCATGGCGCTTGGTGTGATGAATTAGGTGCATGGCGTTATCAAGACGCATGGGATCAGTTGCAGTTTGGTTTGCGCCTGGGTAAAAAGCCACGGGTCATTGTTACCACCACACCGCGCTCTACAGCCCTGTTACGCATGCTTGCAGGCCGTACAGATGGTTCTGTAGTCATTACCAGGGGAAGCACATTTGATAACGCGGCAAATCTAGCCCCTAGCGCATTGATGGAGTTACAAGCCCGTTACAACGGCACAAGATTGGGAAGGCAAGAACTCTATGGAGAAATCCTTGATGATGTTGAAGGCGCATTGTGGACTAGAGGCTTGATTGACCGTAGCCGCATTGAGAAAGCCCCACCAATGGCAAGGATTGTTGTAAGCGTTGATCCTGCGGTAACAAATAGCGAGCGCTCAGATGAAACAGGAATTATTGTGTGCGGATCTACCTCAGATGGACAGGGTTATGTCCTGGGAGATTACTCATTTAGAGGTTCACCGTTGCAGTGGGCAAATAAAACCGTAGAACTATTTGATGCTTACAAAGCAGATGCAGTGTTGGTTGAAGTAAACCAGGGCGGTGACATGGTGGGTGCAGTGCTAAAGCAAGTGCGCCCAACATTACCAATTAGAGAAATCAGAGCGCATGTTGGTAAGAAGTTGCGAGCAGAGCCAGTAGCGGCAATGTATGAGCAGGGGCGTATTCACCACATTGGGGAATTCCCTGAATTAGAAGATCAAATGTGTACCTGGACTACAGATGAAGCGAACTCACCTGACCGCATTGATGCAATGGTTCAGGGTTTTAGCGATTTATTAGGAAAAGTTACGGTTAGTAATTACTTTAATGCAATTGCTAATCATTGCCCTAAGTGTGGCCTACCAATGCCTAAATCATTTACACATTGTTCAGCATGCAATACCGCTATGATTGCTCCAAAGTCTGAGGTGGCACAAGGAGCATAATGGCTGACAATTACAACACAATAATTGATCAAGGCTCTGACTGGTATCGCAATTTCTTGTATTCACAACCTGCAACAATTACTAACGCGGTAGGTAATGGTACTACCGTCACATTTACCGCAGATAACGGATTTAGCGCAGGGCAGACTGTTTACATTGAGGGCATTTTGCCTAGCCAATACAACTTAGGCAATGTAACAATTGCTTCACGCACAACAACACAGTTCACAGTTACTAATCCTGCAACTGGCTTGTACTTACAAGGTGGTACAGCGCTCAGTGCAGTTGATTTAACTAACTACACAGCCCGCATGCAATTGCGCTCGCTACCTAATGACACTATTGCAGTTTTAACGCTTGATACAACAACAGGCATTACAATTGATGGGCCTAGTGGCATAATTGCAGTACATGCAACAGCGCAACAAACAGGCGCAGTAATTGCAGGGCCGTATTACTATGACCTAGAGATAACTTCATCAAGCAATGTGAGAACACGCATTGTTCAAGGTGAGATCAATGTAAATGCAGAGGTGACAAGATGACATACAACCCAAACAGTTTTCTTAACAATCCAAATCCTGTTGGAACACCTAATGTCATTGTTGTTACACCTGGCCCTGTTGGGCAACAAGGTATTCAAGGTGTTCAAGGTCTTTCAGGTGGAGCAGTTGCACAAGGCGTACAAGGCCCACAAGGTATTCAGGGTGGTGGCTTTAATCAAGCACAAGGCACACAAGGTTTAATTGGCGCGCAAGGTTTAGACGGAACACAGGGGCTTGATGGAATTCAAGGCGCAGATGGATTGCAAGGAGTACAAGGCACAACTGGCGCGCAAGGATTTGACGGTATCCAGGGCGCAGAAGGTATGCAGGGCGTTGAAGGTTTACAAGGTGTACAAGGAACAGATGGATCACAGGGCTTAGACGGTATTCAAGGTTTTGATGGAGCGCAGGGCGCAACTGGTACTCAAGGACTTGAGGGAATTCAGGGCATTGAAGGCATACAAGGCGCAACAGGAACACAGGGTTTTGATGGAATTCAAGGTGTTGAAGGTTTGCAAGGTATTCAGGGAACTGACGGTATTCAAGGAACTGTTGGTGCGCAGGGCGAAACTGGCGCACAAGGACTTGAAGGTACTCAAGGAGTTGAAGGCGCTCAAGGTTTAATTGGTATTCAAGGCCATGAAGGTTTGCAAGGCTTTGACGGAACACAAGGAACACAAGGCTTAGATGGCTTGCAGGGATTAGAGGGCGCTCAAGGCGTTCAAGGTTTTGACGGAACACAGGGAACACAAGGCGTAGAAGGTGTGCAAGGTGTTCAAGGATCTGAAGGCGCACAAGGTACAACTGGTGTGCAAGGAGAAACTGGCGCTCAAGGTTTAGAAGGTTTACAAGGACTTGTTGGAGCGCAGGGTACTGATGGAATTCAAGGTACAGAGGGTGCGCAAGGCACACAAGGAATTCAAGGACATGATGGCACTCAAGGTATTGAGGGCTTACAAGGAATTACAGGTTCTCAGGGCATAACAGGCATACAAGGTGAAACTGGTTTGCAGGGCTTTGACGGTACGCAAGGTTTAGAAGGCGCACAAGGAACACAGGGAATTCAAAGTGCTATTGGCGCGCAAGGTATTGAGGGTTTGCAAGGCCTTGAGGGTGCGCAAGGTGTTACTGGAATTCAAGGCACAGTTGGATCACAAGGTCTTGATGGAATTCAAGGAACTGATGGAACGCAAGGCATTGAGGGCGTTCAAGGAATTATTGGTAGCCAGGGTGTTCAGGGCTTAGATGGCACTCAAGGCGTTCAAGGTATTACTGGTGCAAGCGGTACATCATCATCTATTTTTGATTATCTAGCAAGAACCAACTCACAAACACCACCACCTAATGCTGGTGACATTAAATGGAATAACGCGGTACAAATTCTTGCTACAAACATTTATGTATCTCATTTAACAGATGCAAATGTGGACATTGATGTTTTGTTAGCAAACATTAAAAACGGTGACATTTTCTTTGTTCAAGATAGAAATAACTCTACTAACTACCAAGAATGGGAAGTAAACGGAACACCTACATTTGTTCCTAATGATTATTGGACTTTCCCTGCAACACTTTTGTCATCAGGTGGAACAGGTACAACAGGATTTGCAAATGGCCACCCAATTTCTCTTATTACGCAGAGCGTTGGTGTTCAAGGAACTACTGGTGCGCAAGGAACTGTTGGCGCTCAAGGAACAACAGGTTTGCAAGGCGTTCAGGGAACTGAAGGTTTACAAGGTACAACTGGAACTCAAGGATTAGTTGGCGCTCAAGGTCAGACTGGCACACAGGGCATTGAAGGCTTGCAAGGACTTGAAGGTTCTCAAGGCTTTACTGGAATTCAAGGTGAGACAGGTTCTCAAGGATTAAACGGAATTCAAGGAACACGCGGCGTACAAGGCATAACAGGTGCGCAAGGAGAAACTGGTTCTCAGGGCTTAGACGGCGTTCAGGGAACTACAGGCGCTCAAGGCTTAGAGGGAATTCAGGGCCATGAAGGAACGCAAGGTACAGAGGGAATTCAAGGAGTTGAAGGTCATCAAGGATTAACAGGCTCTCAGGGCGCTACAGGAACTCAAGGATTAACTGGTAGCCAGGGAACGCAAGGTGTTCAAGGTTTATTAGGTGCGCAAGGAACTGACGGACTCAATGGTTCTCAAGGAACAACTGGATCTCAGGGAACTAGCGGAACTAACGGAGCGCAAGGTACTCAAGGTACAACTGGTTCTCAAGGTTTAATTGGATCTCAGGGCGCAACTGGCATGCAAGGTGTTCAGGGTGAGACTGGAACACAAGGAGCAATTGGTGCGCAGGGTGCGCAAGGCGTTCAAGGAACAACAGGTGTTCAAGGTTTAACTGGCGCACAAGGTTTAACAGGCTCGCAAGGAACTATTGGATCTCAAGGCGTACAAGGAGCAATTGGAACTCAAGGTGCTATTGGTGAAACTGGCGCTCAAGGAGTTCAAGGTACAAATGGAATTCAAGGTACTATTGGAACGCAAGGTGCGCAGGGTATTCAAGGTACGCAGGGTATTCAGGTTCAAGGAACAACTGGCTTGCAAGGCATAGTTGGTACTCAGGGCGTGACAGGTACTCAAGGTACTGTAGGAACAGCGGCAACAGCAATGCCTGACATTTTAATGCTCGGCGGAATGTAAAAAGGGAGAATAATGCCAACAACATACAAAGTATTAGGGCAATCAGCACCATCTGCGGTTACTGCGACAACCCTTTACACCGTTCCTAGTGCAACTCAAGCAGTTGTTTCAACAATCAATGTTGCTAACACAAGCAATACAACAACCGACATAATTCGCATTGCTATTCGCCCCGCAGGTGCAACATTAGAAAACAAGCATTACATTGTTGATGATTTAAGTTTGAGCGCAACTGCCACTTTTGCATACACAAGTGGCGTGACTTTAGGTGCAACAGATGTAATTACAGTTTATTCAACAAATGGTACAAGTTCATTCAACGCATTTGGAAGCGAGATCTCATAATGTCAGTATCAATTACACCTAACCCAAATGTGCAAGGCCCACAGGGATTAACTGGTTCTCAAGGCACAACTGGCGCACAAGGCACAACTGGTTTGCAAGGCACTACAGGCGCACAAGGAACTAATGGCACTCAAGGAACAACTGGTGCGCAGGGTACAACAGGCACTCAAGGTTTGACAGGTACTCAAGGCGTGCAAGGTTTGACAGGTACTCCTGTTTCTTCAACATTTAATGCCCAAACAACTGCTTACACACTTGTTGTAGGTGATGTTAATAAATGGGTAACAATGAACGCGGCTACCTCACAAGCAATTACTATTCCACAAAATACATTTAGCGCAGGAAATGTTATTTATGTTCAGCGTATTGGTGCAGGAGCAGTTCCAATTACTCAAGGTGCTGGAACAACAGTTACATCAAACGGTGCTACTTCTTCAGCGCCAAACATACGCGCTCAATACAGTTCAGCAACAATTCTTTGTACTGCATCAAATGTGTTTACGGTTGTTGGAGACATTTCTTAACGAACCCACAACATACCTACATCTGCGGTAGGTCGTAGATTGGCAATTTTCCAACCACCATCTATCCACGCATCAGATGTAAGTTGATGCCAGGCTAGTAGTTCATCTACATTATTGACTTGCATGTTTCCCCATTCTTGCGGTTCTTCTAAATGGTTCACAATGTATTGCGCGGCCATCTCTCTGTAACCCAGGGTAAACAAATAATCTAATTGATCCTCATGTTGGTGCATAGTTTCAAATGTCCACTCAAAACAAAGCGTTCCTCCATAATGGCGGGTCATACCTTTCATCACTTGCCACTCAGCACCTTCTACATCAATCTTGATTAGATCAGGATTGCCATACTTATCTGCGAGCGCATCAATTGTAATTGTGTTTACTTCTACTTCACGGTGAGGCTTTCCTGCGTATGGCATGTTATCTGCGGTTAGCCATTCTTTATTGAGCGTACTCAATCCATCTTCATCTGCTTCATAAAACTTTAAGCGCTCGCCATCTTTGTCACTTACAGCCATTCTAAGAGGCACAACATCAGGGTTGTAAATAAAGTTCTTAACCAACTGCCCGTAAACCCGTGGTGCGGCTTCTAAGGCTATTACGCGGTATCCCTGAGCCAACCCTGCCATCACTGCATCACCGCGATTAGCGCCAACATCAAAGAGCAACATGTGTGAGCCTTCCTAGATTACTTTTAACTGCAACTTCATAATCATGGGTAAGTTTCATGCCGTCTAATTTGTGTAGCAATTCAAGGCTTTCATCTTTACGGCCTATCCACCAAGCGGCTACTGCCTTTTCAAACAGCAATACATACTGACCTTCATAGCCAACATGTACAGGAAGATGTGAGTTAAGTTGATTGTGTAATCCTATGCAAGCCCAGGTGTAACACTCTTGCCATTGGCCTAAGCGTTCATGGAACTGCGCAAGTAAAAAATAACCTTCAGGACGGTATGGTAAATACGCCACAGCCTGCAATAAACAATTGCTTACAGTTGCCTGACGGTCATTTTGGTCATCAAAACAATGCGCGGCTTTGAGTAGTGACGCATAAACCAGGGCGGGGTGAGTTTCATGGCCGTATTCAGCGGTGCGCAAATAGAAAGATACCGCTGATGCTGTTTGATTTTGCTTCTCATACTCCACTGCCACATCAAAATTAAGCGCTGGATTGAATGGATCTTTAGATAGTTCTACAACTAATTGCTCAATTCTCATACGCCAGTGCCTCCATAATTAGATCTTCCACTACTGCACCAGGTACTTGCAAGACAAATGCGGCATTATCCTGGAAACCAAAAGACACCAAAAGGTTACTTTTGTGAACCGCGGCCCCTACACAGAACTCAATGCGAGCGTCTAAGAATGAGAATTCTTTGCTTAGCCCTACAACATTAAGTTCTTGATCCCATACAACTAAACGGTGACGGTAAATTGCATCTTTCTGCTTTAAGTAATTCTTAAACAGATCTACTTCATGGGTAATTGAGATGTACATACTGCCCCACCGTATGACCTGGCTAGATCCACGCTGATCTCTAGGTGGTACGGCTGTTGGCTTAACAAATACCTGTTCACACTCCCCGCTAATTGGGTTGGCATAAACTAATTCTGTTGGCATTGTCCATTTGATGAAGTGATACGGCTTATCTAAGACAGGTATCCAATTCTTTTCACAATAAGACTCATTAGGAGCAGGGGCATTGATGCGCACACGCCTGACTTCTTTGACTGCCCAGTTATCCCAGTCAATCTCAATGCGGCTGTACTCCATGCGGCCTACGCCATTGGTGGTTGTGTCTCTACGCACTCCCACCAGGTAGTAATCATCTAACCACTGCACAACGCGGCAATCTTCTTCACCGACAAACTCCCAAATAGGTTCAACATCTAATTCAGATGTATCTACTTTGGCGTGGTCAGTCATCTCAAGATCATCATTGAGGCGGCATAGGTAATTAACCGTTACAAGGCGGCGATCCTTTTCAGGGTGCAGGTACGACAGTGGCCCAAAACGGCTAGGAAATTTCTGCTCATTTTCTGCGTGGTACAGCGTGTAATTAACATGGCGTAAGTTCACAAGAATGTTGCCTTTATCATCAATAAAGATTGATGGGTTCATCAGCCCTGTACCGCTAGTTAATCCATGAGGAATTACTAGGGGCGCAAGTTTGCCACCGTGGTGAACTGCCTTCTCTACTAAGTTCATAAACCTTACAATACATGAAGTTGCAAAAATCGCTATCATTACAACACGCCTGATTTACAAGAGGCATAACAAGGGAGATACGCATGGGTCTGCGTGACCGTATCGCAAGAGCAATAGCAACAAGCAACATTGAAAAAGGCCCTAGATTGCCCGCGGGTTCTGTAACCATGACTGAAAATGACATGCTTAACCAAGCAGGCGGCCTTGCTATGCAACAAACATACGGCAACAATGTCGCACTTCCACGCGCACCATTTAGCGCGACAGTTCCATTTGGCCCAGGCAATCCAATTATTCCTGGTGCAATCAACCCAATCAATCCCGTAACTGGACGGCCTGAACCGCGCCGTTATGAATACCAGGTTGCGCAGAACATCAACATTGTTCCAACGCGGCTTGTACCGTTTCAAACATTGCGTGATGCAGGAGATAGCATTGACATTTTGCGCCGTTGCATTGAAGTAATTAAATCTAAAATTAACGGACTTGATTTTGACATTGTTCTAGGCAATGACGCATCAGAAAAGATTGCGGCTGAGTCAGGTGGCGATCATGTGCGCGCTATGGCTAAGGCTCGCGAAAAGTACACAGATGAAATTAACCGCATGCGCGAGTTTTGGGAAAACCCTGATAAGGCAAACGGATACACATGGCAGGACTGGATTAACATTGCTGTTGAGGACATTCTTGTAATTGATGCGTGGGCTATTTACCCACAGCCAACAGTGGGTGGAGATCTTTACGGTTTCCAAATTCTTGATGGTTCAACAATTAAGCCATTGATTGATGACCGCGGTATGCGTCCATTGCCACCTAACGCGGCGTTCCAACAAATCCTTTACGGTTTCCCACGCTCAGAATTTTCTGCAACAGAAGAAGATCCAAAAGCAGATGGTGAATTTACTTCTGATCAATTGGCTTACATGGTTAAGAACCGTAGATCAACAACTGTTTACGGATTTAGCCCAGTAGAGCGAGCGCTACCACTGGCTGACATTTACCTGCGCCGCCAACAGTGGATCAGAGCAGAGTACACAGATGGCGTATTGCCTGAACTGATGTTTACAACTGATGAAGATTGGGGAACTAACCCTGATCTCTTGCTTGCTTATGAGCGTATTCTTAATGATGATTTGGCAGGACAGACACAACAGCGCAAGCGCGCCCGTTTATTGCCAAAAGGTCTAGCGCCTATTGTTAATGATGGTTATGGTGAGAAGTTCAAAGATACACTTGATGATTATTTAATTACTTCTATCTGCGGACACTTTGGTGTACAGCCTGCGGAAATTGGTTTCTCACCAAAGGGCGGATTAGGCGGGGCTGGTTTCTCAGAAGGACAAGCAGAGAACGCAGAAGCAATTGGCATTGGCCCGCTTGCTAACTGGATTGCAAAGCAGATCACAAATCTTTCATACACATACTTAGGTATGCCGCGTGAACTTGAATTTAAGTTGCTTACATCAGAGCGCAGAGACACAGAAGAAAATGCCCGCAAGAACCAAATTGAAGTTACATCTGCGGGTAAGTCAGTTAATGAGCGCCGTTCTGAATTAGGTTTGCCATTGCTTGATACACCACAAGCAGACATGCCAATTCTTGTAAGCGGTTCATCTGTTTACTTGTTCTCACCTGACGGAATGATTGATGCTTCAACTGCTTCTGTTGCTCCAACACTGAGCGGCCCTGATGCAACACCTGATGCGCCTGTAACTCCTGACACGCTTGAGGAAAAACCTGCAACAGAGGTTAAACCTGAAGAAGATGAAGTAACAGAGGTAAAGGCGTTCATGAAATGGGCGGCTAAAGGCAAGCGCGCAAGACTCTTTGAATTCAAATCATTAGATCCAATTGTGGGAGATGCTCTAAATCGTTGCGCATTTGATGGTGATTTAGATACTGCGCGAGCGCTGGCTAAGGCTTATCTAACATGATTAAGGGCGCTCTTGAGGCAGACGGGCGCATAGCGGCAAAGAACGCAGTGAAAATTAGAGCGGCACTGCGTCAGGTAGCAGATTTCAAAAGAGTTTTTAATGGTTATCAGGAAACTCAGCCGCAACCTACCGACAATGTTGCGCAAGATCGTACCCGCGCCCGCTCATGGTTAATACTCAATGTTTATCTTAATGATGAACCATTGCGCCAAACAGTCACGCGCGCATGGGCAGAAGCCTATGTTTTAGGGCAAGCCGCCGCTGATGAATGGATACGCAAAACGCGTGAGGCAAAAAAGGCTGATGACATTTCCGTTAATTGGGATAAATGGAAACCAGGAGATCAAGCAACAGCGTTGCTTCTTAATCCAACTGAAGGGTTTAGCGCTTACTTGCGATCAACAGGTGGGGCTAGTTATTTCAAAAAGTTTAATAAAGAAACTGTAATAAATTTAGGCACTGCTTTATCTGACTCAATTGCCGCTGGTTTAGATGCTGAGAGCGCCGCTGTAATGATTGGGCGGCATGTGGCTAGTCCTAGCCGCGCCCTGACTATTGCCATCACTGAGCAAAACCGCGCTATGTCTTTTGGATCTATTCAGCGTTACAAAGAGGCTGGCCTAGCAAAAATGGAATGGGCTGTATCTGATCCTTGTGACATTTGCGCAAAAAATGATGGGCAAGTAATTCAGATTGGGCAATCATTTGCATCAGGAGATCAACAACCTCCTGCTCACCCACATTGCCGTTGTGTTTTGTTACCTGTAATTCCTGGCATGGAAGATGATGACCCAATGGGCATTGATGGCGGTTTAGCGCCTATGCCTGACGGCGCGCCTATTGTTGAATTGCCTACTGAGTCTGTTTCTGATGGATACCGTGTGTTTACTGAGCAAGGACAACAACGCAATCAATTTATTAAATACCAATTAGAAAATAAAAAGTTTATGGAGTTGGCTTATGAAAAACCTGGTACGCGTGGCCAAACAGAAGGCTTCTACGCATTAAGAGATTACAAATCATACGGTTACGGCAAAGTTAATGAATACTTACGAACAGGGCAAGTATCCCCACTTGAAGTAAATTATGTAAAACAAAATGTTGCGGTTATAGACAAGATAATGAACAACGCACCAGGTTTACCTGAACCAATAGTTACATACAGACTGATTGGGCAAGGAAATCTTGCAACTCAAATAGATGAATTGTTTGATGGTTTAATCCCAGGTGATGTGTGGATTGATAAAGGTTATTCATCAACAAGTCTTGATGGAAATTTTGTTAAAAAATTCAAAAACGGTTGGTTAATAGAAATTGAAAATCCTCAAGGCACTAAAGGAGTCATGCTTGATGGGTTATTAGGAAAAAACGGTTATGAAAATAAAGAAAGTGAATGGCTACTGCCTAGAAATACTAATTTTGAAGTAATAGAAACAAACCCAACAAACAGAACAATGAAAGTAAGGGTAAAACAATGAGCATAAAAAACTTCATAATCACTAATCCTGAAGGCATTATTGTAATTAAAAAAGATGAAAGTGTAATTTATGAGCCAACGCAAGGGCAAACAATCCCTACTCCTGTAAGCAAAGTTGATACAGTTAGTGATAAGGCTTTGAAGGGATAACAATGGCTGACGGGTTTGTTCCACCGCAAGAGGTGCGCAATAACGCTAAGCGTGGATTAGAACTGCGGGCTAAACATGGCCGTGGCGGAACAGAGGTTGGCGTTGCCCGCGCCCGCGACTTATCAAACGGAAAAGCATTATCATTAGACACATTAAAAAGAATGAACTCTTACTTTGCCCGCCATGAAGTTGATAAAAAAGGCGAAGGTTGGGGCGTAGATAGTGCAGGTTACATTGCTTGGTTGCTTTGGGGCGGAGACGCTGGCAGAGCATGGGCTAAAAGAATTACCAGTGAACAGGAAAACAAGGAGAAATCAATGGCAAGCAATCTAACAACCACCTCATACTTTAGTATTGAGAAGGCTGACCGCAACCCTGACGGCACAATGACCGTTTACGGAAAGGCCACTGATGACTCAATTGACATTGATCAACAGATTTGTGATGGCGATTGGTTAAAGCGCGCCATGCCCGCCTGGTTCAAGTCAGGTGGAAACATTAGAGAGCAACACAGCAACATTGCCGCAGGTGTTGCTAAAGAGTATGAGGCAAAGGCTGATGGGCATTACATTGGCGTGTTGGTTGTAGATCCTGTTTCAGTTAAGAAGGTAGATGCTGGCGTACTCAAGGGCTTTTCAGTAGGTATCAAGAACCCACGCGTTGTACGCGATAGCAAAGCCGCAAATGGCCGCATTGTTGATGGGCAGATTGTGGAAGTGTCGCTAGTGGATCGTCCTGCCAACCCCAATTGCCAATTAGTTTTGGCTAAGTCTGTTGATGGTGAGAAGGACTTGGTTCAGGTAGAAGAATGGATTGAGAAAAAAGAGGGTGAAGAAAATTTCACTCAAGTAATTAAACCGCGCAAGGGCGAGCCTGCCGACAAAGAATTATACGCAGAGGTCATCAGGGCGGCTAAAGCAAAATTTGATGTGTACCCATCTGCCTATGCAAATGCCTGGGTTGTCCGCGAATACAAAAAGCGTGGCGGCAAATACAAGGCAGAGAGTAAGAAAAAAGGTTTACAATCTGACGGTAATTTAATAAAGGAGAACCCAGTGGGAACAGAAACTATTGCCGTACCTGAGTCTATTTTGGGTGAACTTTTCAAGTTTGATAAAGGTGAGTATGAGCGCGCCCGTGAAGCGTTAGCAAATCTCATTTCTATTGAAGCGCAAGAAATGAAAGAGGGCCATAACGAAATCCGCTCAATTTCACACCTACTAGAAGCCGTTGCTCATCTCCATGCTTGGTATGAGGGCGAAGAAGCAGAAGGAGAAGTAATGGAAGAAACAGAAATTGAAATGGCGGCAAAAGAAGATGTTTGCCCTGCATGCGACAAGATGGGTTGCAAATGCACAGCCGCTATGAAAGAAGCCGCTATGAAGAAGAAGATGAAAGAAGCGGAAGCACATGAAGATGATGACATGAAAGAAGGATCATACAAATCATCTGAAATTGCTAAGTGTTTAGAATGTGGTTGCACACAGCCAGGTTCAAATCATGGCATGACTACAACAAATGATTTTGCAAATGTATCAAAGCCTTCTCATGTAACAACAGCAACAATGATTAACGCAGGTGAAACCGCAGGTGTTCCATTCAACGCAGTTGTTACTGACTCACAGGCAATTATTGCCGCCCAGTTAGGTACTAAATCAGTAGAAGGCGAAGAAGTACCTACTGAAGAAGCAACAGAAGAAGCAACAGAAGAAGTTTCTACTGAAGAAAAATCAGAAGAAAAATTAGAAGCCATAGTAGAAGAAGTGGTGGAAAAAGCAACAAAGGCTCTCAAATCAGAGATTGCAAACCTTGTGTCCGCAAAAGAGGCGGCTGAGGTTAAAGCAATGAGTTTGGAAACTGAGTTGGCAACCGCTAAATCTTTGGCTGTAGGTGGAGGCCCAAAGCGAACAGTAAGCCCAATTGATGTGAAAGCAACAAATGACTTACTCACTAAGGCCGCCGTTTACAAAGCGAAAGCACAAGCAACAACTGACCCAACACTTGCTAAGGGATACAAGCAATTGGCAGATGAATTTCTTGCTAAGTATGACGAAACCCTTAATAAGTAACTAACCCAAACAACTTATCTCTGAAAGGATAACAATGGCGCTACATGCTCCAAAGGTCGCAGACCTTTTTAGTGATGCAACTCCAAAGGAAGCCGCAGAACGCTTTGAAGAATTCTCTAGTGAACTTAACAAGAGCCTTTCAAATGCTTCTCATGTTCCAGGACAAGCACCAACACCCGATCCACTACAGGCAATGGAAGCACTTGCACTTAGCAAGTCTCTTTCATCTGATGCCGCGGCTGGTTTGAATAACGCACTTGCCGCACAACGCGTTGCAATGCAGGACATTCAAAAAGAAATCACACTTACAACACCGCTTAGTACATCTTTTGCGGCATTTGACTTGGAAGCACCTTCTAAGTTGCTTACACCACGCCCGACTCCACTCCGTAACCGTATTCCCCGTAAAAAGGGCGTTGGTACTTCACACCGTGTAAAGCGTATTCTTGGTTACACAGGTACAGGTACAGGCGGACAAGGACAGATTTGGCCTGGTATCACAGAAAGTACTCAGAACAACTTTGCTCCTAATAGTGCGACACCATTTGAGTTAATCCGTGGCCCACAGATTAACTACACCGCAGATGATTTAATTCTGCCTTACAACTCATACTCACTATCTGATCAGGTTTCATTTGATGCAAACTTCTCAGGTATGGGTTATCAGGATCTCCGCCAGTTGTCATCAACTTCTACTCTATACGCAACAATGCTTATGGAAGAACGCATGATGCTGATGGCTCGCGGTACTGCTTCAGGTTACTCAGGCGCACTTGCCGCTCCTACATTCACACTTGCTTCACCAGTTGCAGGCGCAGGACAAACAGCACTTGCCGCCGCAACTTACTATGTAAACCTAACATCAGATGCAGGTATTTCTGTAAACGGTTTTGGTGAGTCAATTCTAACCGCACAGCAATCAACAGCCGTTGCATCAGGTGATGTTCTTACAATCACAGTTGCAACAGCCGTAACAGGCGCTCTTGGTTACAACATCTATGTTGGAACAGCATCAGGAACAGTGCTATACCAGGGAACACTCAAGGGAACTGGTACATTTACCATTCAGGGTGCAAACGCATCAGGTCTAACAGGTAACAACGCCGCATACAGCACAACAGGCGCAAATGCGGCGCGCGCTGTTACAGATACATCTGCTTATGCAACTGGTTATGACGGAATTCTTCCAACAGTTCTAGGGCCTAACACTGGCTTCAACAACGCAATCAACAGTGCTTTCTCAACTGCCAACCCAGGCG